GTTGATCACTTGAGCCTTGCGGAAGTAACCGTTTTCACCGACGCCCAGACCCTTACCAGCCGGGTTGGTGCCATCAGCGTTCGTGTAGTAGAACGGGTTGGCCACGATGCCATAACGCGTCTTGAAAGCCATACGCGGGTTGAACGAGTCTTCGCCCACGGTACGGTACATTTCCAGCGGCGTGTACGGAGCGAAGAAAATGCCCGCGTCCAGTTCCGAGGAACCCTTGAAGCCGATGTTGTAGTAATCGATCTGTGCATACGGGTCGATGTAGACGCGCATACCATTCGACAACACACCAGCGAACGTCTGACCCGTGATGTCAACCACCAGGTTCTTGTTGTCGTTCAGGTTCGACACGTTGTAGTCGAGCAAGCCAGCCATCGCCAGAGCGGAAGCGACGTTTGCCGAGCACAAGATGCGATTGCCCTTGCCGCGACGTGTGTCCTTGGCAATTGCGTTTGCTTCCAGTTCCAGTTGGAACATGAAACCCTTCAGGCGTTCCAGGAACCAGCGGCCATCGGTGTCTGCGTGCAGATCGAACGTGCCCGGAACGGTACAGTTGGCGGCACCAAGGCGACCGGCGAAGTTCATCGTGCGGATGAATTCACGATTCATTTCAGCTTGAATTTCCGTGACCAGGATGTCCGACAGGATCGCGTCCACGTCTTCACCGTGCACAGCCATCATGTCTTGGCGCAGTTCGTGCGTGTAGTCAGCATACAGACCACGCGAGTTAGCCGTCACCGAAGACTTCTCGATGCTGACGCCCATCTTGGCCCATGCTTGACCCGGAGTTGAACCGAGCGTTTGTGCGACTGCGGTGGTCATACCCGTGCCGAACGTCGAAGCTACAGCAGCAACGGTGAAGCCCGAAGGATCGCCAGCTTGAGCACCAGTACCCGAGAACGAGCTATCAGCCTCGTTGAACAGGGCTTCAGCGCCAGTCTGCGAGCCGTAACGCGCACGCATTGCGAAAATCAGGCCGTCCGGGGTAGCCAAAGGCTGCACACCGAAAAAGTCCATCGCGACCAGCTTGGGAGCCAGACGCTTTGCCATCTTGATCAGCACAGGCGACCATGTGGCGATTGCAGCACCAGCAACGTTCGAAGCCATTGCCGTTTCCACGATCAACGAGCGTTCGTTCTTTGCGCACCAGTCAGCCTGGTTTTCCAGGAGACGTGTGGTGATGTCTTCACGCGAGAGACCAACGCGTGTGCCATCCGTTTCATTCAGAACGGGAGCCCACTTGTTGCGCATGTCTTCAGTTACGAGTTGAGTCATTCTCAGATTCCTCTTACAAATTTTGGAGAGATATTCGCCGTATAATTCTATTTAGCGATTTGAACTTTTACAGGGGGTCAGTAACCTGACCCCGCCCGGTTTTACTTACTGCGCCGCATCGTAGCCAGGGTGCGTTCAACCATCGGGTCGAGCACAACTGTCTTCAACGTGGTGTCCACAGCTTCAACCACCGGTGCTGCCGGAGGAGTTGCCGGGCTTTCGACTGCAGGCGTTGTTGCTACCGGAGCCTTGGCACCGGATACAGCTTCAACCACAAACGAAACCTTTTGCTTGAAATCTTCAAGCGACTTCGACGGGAGCGACTCAACCAGCTTCAGCACGCGGTCTTTCTGCGTGTCGGCAAGGCCGGTAACAGCTTCGTCAAGAACCTTGGCACGCTCGATGCCGTCCAGCTTTGCCGTTGCTTCGGTCAGAGCCGTCGCATGGGCTTCAACGGTCGCGGTAGCTTCCGAGAGCTTGGCTTGGAGGTCGGTCACAACCTTGGTCGTGTCACCAGCCGGCAGAGCCACTTGGTTGTATTCGAACAGGCCGGTCAGATCCATCAAGAACTTCTCAGCGATGGCGACCTTGATCTTGCTGTCGATCACCGGAGCGTGTTCCTTGGCCCATTCAGCGATGGTCTTTTCCAGGAATGCATTCAGGCTTTCTTCCAGCTTGCTGGTGTGAGCCGTCACTGCCGTTTCCACTTTGCCGTCGAATTCTTCCGACAGACGCTTTACTTCATCCGCAACACGGGCCGCAGCCGCTTCCGTCACCGATGCTTCGAAAAGTGTGCTGACCTTGGCTTCGAAATCTGCGCCCAGGCCTTCAACACCTTCAAACAGACTTTTCAACAGTTCCATTTAGGTTTCCTTGAAGTTAAC